GAGCCAGAGACATTGGCGTCTGACCCGTGTTGACCGCACTTATAAATTGCGAAAATCTGAGGCACCGGCTCTTATGTGATGCAACCATGCTGCCAGCCCTCTGCTGCCTAACTGTGCGCAATTCCGGCAAGCAGGGAAGCGTCTTGATGAATTGCTCAAGACGCAGGCCCAGGCACAGCGCTGTGCCTTGGACTTCAGGAGCACCAGAGAAAGCCGTTTGCTGGTTAACGTCGCACACCATGCTGAGTGTGCCACTGCCAAAGTCGGGCGTGCCAAAGCGAACACCTGTCTTGAATTGGCGCACGTAAGCGTAGAGCTTCAACTGCCCGACGCCGCCCGATGCCTGCGCGAAACCCATGCACACCGAAAGGACGCGGTCAAAACTATATCCATCGCCTGCGTTAATGCCTGGGGTTGACACAACTGCGATGTCACCAGACTGATCAAAGATTCTGGCAGTAAGATATGGAAATGGAGCCGGCACGAACCCCAGCTGTTGATCAGCAACAGATCTGTTCATGTCGTATGGGCCAATTGAAAAATCGATGCCATTAGTGGCACCGGGTTGGTACATGTAACCAGCCACGCTGAGCACCAGCGTATATCCGCCAAGTGTTAACAAACAAAAATCATAGGGATAAGCTTGAGGTGGAGGAGTGATAACCAACGCATGCAACGCATACACGCGCGAGCTATCAGCAAAGGAACGCTGGCCAACGTAGTCAGCGGCGTCTGGCTGGTTGTAAAACGGTGGTGATACTGCCCACATTAGAAACTCACCACAGCCCACCGAAATTCGTAAGTGGGAAACGACAGTTGAGTAGTGATCCTACCGGCACTTACTATGTATCCCTCATTAATAAAATACCCACAGATGCGGGCTGGCCCCCAGAATGCGGAATCCAAACACCCGGAAACTTCTGCACGCTGCGCGTTTGTGTGTCCTGAAAAAGCGACTGGAAGTCTTGCGCATCCGTGCCCGTAATTGAAAACGCGCACCCTAACGATTGCTAGGCCAGACACTGCATATGTTTTGCTGCCATTGCCCAGGCAGACAAAAAGCGGAGCAGACTGAGAAGAATTTACGCCCGATGGCGTTGTGCGAAGAATTTTGAAATTGAGCATTTTCTTTTCGGCGTCGCTAAAAGTTTCCAGCGACGATGTATTGAACGGAACGGACGGCGTGGTGAGATTCGGCGGGAGCGATGATTCAGACGGGATGCACACCTGTCCGAAAATTCCAGCATCCGCAAAGATCGCCTTGACGCAAGGAAGGGAAAGCTCCTGTCGTGGCTCTCCGCGAATTGAAGAAACACTACCCAGAACAATGTCGGCAGCGTCCTGCGCGCGGTTCCACGCTCGAGCAGACACAGCAGACGACAGCCGCTGGCCCTTCTCAATGCGGTAGTTGTCGCCTGCCATTAGTTCGTGCCAATGCCAAGGTTGGAGAAATTGCCGTCTCGATAAACCCTGTTCACGTAAACGTGCTTTGGCGCTTTCAGCAACGTCTGATCAGATACAACATCTTCGTACTGAATCCACAAATAGTCGTGCCCCCGCTTTTCTACGCCGTCGATGTCGCCAATCGTTATGGCTCCTATCGTCTGGCCTGCGCCAGCGTTTGGTGAAGCCACGAACTTGAACGATAGCGACCACGGACCGTGGCCTTTTTCATCGTCCCATTCGTGCGAGCCAGAGCAGCCCATAAACAGGACTTCACCTGCGGCGAATGTGCGAAACGCCGCGCTGTTGACTGTGCCGGTAAGACCGGCAACAGTTTTTATCCATGCCGAGGTGACGTAACTGTTAGGAACGTCGTAGCTTTCTGTCCACGTAAGTTGCGGCACGACAATGTCAACGCCGTTGACGCTGTCGCCATCAACGCCTATTGCGTAATTTGCAAAAGGCGCGTTGTTCTCTCCACCGCTGCCCCATCTGCGTTCCACGCCAGTGCTATTAGGGAAAACAACCGCCTGGGTGATGTGCTGCGTGCCGCCGGAAGTGTCAAACGATCTCGACCGCTTGAGCGGATCTTTCTGGGTGTCATCATCCGCCCCCATCTTTTCGTAGCTGACGGTGACTTGCCACGCCTTGTCACCGAGATACGAAAGCGAATAGCTCTCTGCTCGAAGGTTGACGCTGGTGCCTGGGTATTGCCAGTAAGGTTCGAGCGTGGAAATGCGGGTGTTGGCATCTGCGTGCACTGCAACGTCGTCGTCGGTGCCGAAGACTTTGTAGGACCGCTGCATCGTCGCCGTGGACTTTTTGCCAAGGCGATAAATGGTTGCGGATCGGCTGTCGCCGTCTTCAACCCACGTCAGTGCCATTACTCAGCGGCCCGTGGCCCGCCCTCCGCTGCGATTTGTTCCGTAGCTGCCGCCGTGCGCTCCGCAGCCTTTAGCGTCCGTTCCGCAAGACTGCTGCCAAAGCCCATACCGCCAAGGGCCATGGACGAGAACGTGCCGGCCACTTCCGATTTGCTTCTGGCGGCATCTTGGCCAGCTGCATCAGCACCGGCCTGCGCCGAAGACTGCGCCGAAGCCGATTGAGCATTGACAAGGTTTTTCGTGATCCGCTCTTGGGCATCATCAAGTGCCGCTTCAATTGTGCTGGACTGTACGGAAGACAACCGACCGTTGGCAGACAGTGCATCAAACTCACCATAGAGGTCGCGCAGCTGATCAATGGATGAAGCGCCCTCAATGTCCGACAGCAGGCGCGCAAACTGATCGTTTCGTGCGCGTGCCTCACGCTTGCCTTTTCCTTTGCCGGCTACCGTTGATTCAGCCGCCTGCGTGTCTGCCCTGCGCTGATCGGCACGCCGTCTGTTTTCTGCCTGCCGCGCCTCCCGGTCAGCCGCCGCGCCTTCAACAACGGCACGTTCTCGGTCCTTTCGCTGATTTTCTGCGTCAGCATTTTGTCTAGCGGCTTCTGCCGTTCGACCTTCAATGCCAGGCCGCTCCTGCCGCCGCTGTTCAGCCCGCGCTGCGTTCTCATCCTTGATCGCCTGCACACGCTCCTGCGTGTCCTTGGCTCCAGTGATGAACCCTTGAATTTTCGTCCATGCGATCTGAATGGCAGCAACGAGATTGTCGAACGTCGCCATAATTCCGTTGGCGATGTTGTCGAAGAACCCAGTTATCCATGCCCCCATCGTGTTGAGAATCGCAGCGGAATCGGTGTAGAGCTTGTCCCAGATGATGTAGATTTCAGACCCGATCCGGCCGAACACGTCTTGGAACGCCGTTGTCCACGGGTCAACGTAGGACATGATTGCTTCAACGCCACGCAGCCAACCGGCAACAAGCCCTGCCCAGAGGATGTCCATGGCGCCAGCTAGGTCGCCATCTGCAATCGCTTCGTAGATGCCGTTAAATGTCGTGGTGGCGGTTGTCGCAAGGTCAGAGAACACAACGGACGCATCGGAAACAACCGTCGAAAAAGTGCTGCCAATTGCGGACGATGCCTGCCCGATCAAATCGCTGACGCCGGAAAAGGCGTTAGTGATTGTGTCGCGAAACGAATAGGCCACGGCCGCAACGCCTGCGATGGCCGCACCCAGCAGCAAGAATGGTGCGAGCGGTGCCATCCACGCTGCGGCGACAGACGCAGCAGACGCAACGGAGCCTGCAACCGCCATGGCCGTTGCCGCCAGATAGCTGCCAATGGCAGTAACAGCAGATCCGGCAAACGCCATGACGCTCCTGGCCGCAGAGCCGGCCCACGCCGCAGCCATCGCAGCCGTCGAGGCTATCGTTTTGCCTACGGCGCCAGTCATGTTGGCGACATATTGCGCCAGACGGGCAGTGGCACCAGAAGCCCACCAGACGAATGATTTATAAGTGAGCGCCAGCCCGCTGACGATGTCCGTAACAAATCGGGCCATGCCGGAGCCAGATACCGCAAACAGCGCGCCGCGCAAGACGCCTGACGCCATCACGACGCCATTGAGCCCGCGCACGGTGGCGGAAAAGAAACCCGCACCGGCAGCAATCCCTCTATTGAACCCAGTGAAAAACACAGGGAACATTGCTTGGGCTGCAACGGCTGCGGCGCCGGTCATTCGCGCGAACCCGGCAACGCCGGCCGCAACGAATTGGGCAACAGCGGTTGTGCTGGAAACTGCAAAACCGCCCATGGCGTTCGTTGCCAATGTCGCAAACGACAAAGCAGACGATCCGGCGACAGACAGGGCCGCCTTGGCGGCCGAACCAAATCCCGCAAGTCTTGCGCCCACTGCTGAAAATGTTCCGCTGGCAATCAGCGCCCCGCGAATCAACAGAGTTAGCGGCGACAACAGAACGCTGGCGGCTTTGCCAAGACCGCCCATGGCAAACGACGCCACCTGAAGCGACAGCCCTAGCCCTGTGAGCACGCCGCCAACGGCAATCGTCGCCACCGCCAGCTTGGCAAACTGGGCCACGGCTTCTTTGTTGTTCGCGACGAAGTCCACAAGGCTGCGGGCCAGCCCTTCCACAAACGGAATGACGGAAGCCAGCGCGGGTGCGACAGCATCAGATATGGCAATCGACATCCGTTCCAGTGACGCCATGATGTTGCCCATGGCGCCCGATAGGCCGGACATCATCACCTTATATTTCTCACCAACCGGCAGCGCCGACGCCATGCTTGCCTGCATGTTGGCGAAGCCTTCCGCGCCGGCGCTCGTCAAGATTGAAGCCGCACGAATGGCGTCAGCGCCGAAGATGCGGCGGAAAATGTCATCCTTCGCCGCCTGGTCCATTCCCGCCAGCGCCCCGTTGAGCGTGCGGATAATCTCGACCATCGGTTTCATCTTGCCGTCAGCGCCACGGAACGCATCGACAGACAGGCCGAGTTGCGCAAACGCGCCGATTGCTTCGTCTGCTGGCGCCATCAATCGCATCAGCATCGTCTTGACGCTAGTGCCGGCGTCGCTGCCCTTAACGCCGTTGTTGGCAAGGATGGCAAGAGCCGCTGACAGATCGTCAATCGACTGGTTCGCCAGCGCCGCCACGGCAGACGACATTGAGAACGCTTCAGACATCTGCGCGATAGACGTGCTGGATGCGTCAGCCGCAGACGAAAGCGTATTGGCAGCCTTCTCGCCACTGATGCCAAAGACGTTCATGGCGTCCGACATCACAACGGCCGCCTGGCCAACGTCCATTTCGCCAACCTTGGCGAACTCTAGTGCGGCCTTGCCAGCACCACCAAGCACGGCCTCAACGCTCATGCCTGCCTTGAGCAGTTCGAGCATTCCAGCTGCGGCCTCGGTCGGCCCGACGCCGAGCGCCTCCGACATCCCCATTGCTGCCGACTTGACCCGATCAAGTTCGCCTTGCGTTGCCCCGGTTGACGCCTTGATGGCAAGCAGGCGATCTTCAAACCGAGCGCCGGCGGCAACTGCCGCAACGATGGGCGCCGCCATCCCGGCGCCGATGCCAGTGAGCGCCGCTCCCGACATCGACAGGCTGCGGCCCATTGTGCCGACAGCTTTATTCAATTTGCCGAGCGCGGCAAAGAACTTTCTGGGATCTGCCCCGATCTCAACGTAAACCTGGCCAGCACGTACCTTGGAAGAACTCATACGTATTTCTGCCAGTCTTTACCGAACAGCCGTTTCAGTTCTTCGGGTGATGCCTCACGCGGCCGTGGCTTCTTTGCGAACGGGTTGAACTTTCGGGGATCGGCTTTCGGTGCGTGCTGGGCTTTGTGCAGATTCACTTGCTGGGCCAGCAGGTTGGCGGTGTGCCACCAATCGTTCTCTAGGCGGCCGTTTCTAGCTGCGAGGAGCTGTCGGAGGGTCCACTTGCCTGGATGGACTCCGATGATTCCAGCGGCTTCCCAGATCGCATCCCAGATGCTGCGCTCGTCAGCGTCTCCACCGTCACGCCCGCCATCTGCGCCTCTGCCCGACCGAGCATTTCGGTTTGCACTTCGTCCATCTTGCTGCCGAGAAGCCCGACCATCTTGCGGAGGCGCAGCGGGAAAAAATCGACAAGCTCAGCCTCCAACGCCTTGGAAGCCGACTCGAGCGAATCGCCACGCAGCCCGTCTAAGAATTCTTCACGGGACAACTTCCGTTCCTCTACCTGCTTCACAAGCATGGCGTAGAGGATTTCGCCTAGTTTGGCGAACTGGCTCCGAAGCACCTGGAACGTCTGCGCGATGGACCCAGCGTCCACCAGATCGAACGGCACTTGCTTCCGTTCTCCTGTGTCATCGTCGGTCACGTCAACCGTGACCATGTCACGGACACGCAGCGCCGAAGCGACTGTCAACGCCAACCGCCACGGCCGGCCTTCCTCATCTCTGAATTCACGCATATCTAGCGGAGCCCCTCTTTCGTCATCCTAGCTTCGATCGTGTAGGTCACTACGCCATCAATCGGGCAAGACTCTGAAACGCCAGTGACAACCGCTGGGAACGACCAACCGCCCGTGCCACCGGACACTGTCAGTTCCGTGCCGTCCTGCAGGGCCGTTATCAAAGTGCCGACAGCATCATCGTCGTTCAACTCAATCGACACTGATGCGTCAAAGCCGGTCGAATAGACGGACGAATAGCGGCTGCCAAACTCGTTGACTTCGATGGTGCGCGCCGACTCAGTGAATGTCACGCTGCGCACGCCGGCCACTTGGCCGTCAACGTCAACCGTGCAGTCTTTCCCAAGCGTGATGGCCAAGGCTCACGCCTCCTTGGCAGTCACTGAGAAAGTCACCGCACCATCAATCGAAATGTTTTCCGTCACGCTCATGACGGCCCAGCCGGTCGCCGCCGCCTCAAGGGCAGTGATCAGCCCCGTGGCGTCGTGGCACTCAATTTCCCACGTCTTGGTACGGAAGCCAGCGTCGTTCGCCTTGTAGCCTGGAGCGCCGGCGCTGCCGCCGATGTTGTCCCTGTTAGAGATGTCGATCGTTTCGACTTCCTCGGTGTACGTGGCCGAGATAATGCCAGCGCCAACCGGAGGAGCGCCGCCGTCTTTGCCGAGAGCAATGGCCATGTGTGTGTTTTTCCTTGTGTGATGTGATCATTCAGCAGCCGCAACGGCACGCGATCCAGAAACGGTGTACGTCGTGATGCCGTCAAGCGGGTCAGCCTTGGCAACACTTGTGCAGATGTAGTCGGCGTTGCCGGTTTCAGTGCCGGTGATGGTGAACGTATCGCCAGCCTCAACGCCGGGATCGTCAACGCACTCAACTTCGATGGTCTGCTCGATCAACGCCTTTTGGAACTTGCGCGCCGTATCGCCAAACTTGGTCACGTCAATTTCGCTGGCGGAATTCGTGACGGTGCAAGACCGAGCGTTTGCAACGCCCGTGATCGTCACGTCTTTGCCGAGAGTAATGGCCATGTGTGCTCCTTGGGCGGGTGTGCTTGCAGATTAGGGCCAGCACAGCAAAGCGGCGTAGGGGGTGTGGCTAGCCTGTTTTCCGCAGAGCGTTCCGCCACTTTTCGTTCGCTTTGGCAACGGCCTTTTGCACAAGCCGAGCGCCCTGCATGAACGGGCGGGCCGGATAGCGGGCCGTCTTCACAATCGTGGTGGCTTCCCAGTTGCGGGAATGCCGTGGCTTTTTGTTGGTCCAGACAAGCAGCCCGTAGTCAAACTGATTCGCCTGCGGCAGCGACGATGTATACCGGCCGCGCTCGTCGCGCCCTTGGCGGCCATTACCTCTGCGGCGCAGATAAGCATTTCGTGCGGCGCCAACGCCAGTGCGCCACGCACGCAGCCGCAGCGTTCCGCCAAACTCATGCAGCTTGTTGAGCCACGGCGCCTTGGCGGCCCCGATCACTGCCGTCTTGCGGCTGGTGTCGAAATAGTCCTTTATGTCTGCGTAGGTGAACCGCTTCGGCCCCCACGATTTGATTGGACTGCCGGCAGACCGCGGCTTCCCGCTGTTCACCATCGTCAAATCTTTGTATAGGCCACCGACAAACTCAACGATGGCCCCGGAATTAACCGCGCGCTTGCCAGCCTTTGTTTTCGCTGGTGGCTTTTGGCCAATGCCCTTCTTTGCAGCCTCTTTGATATTCAGCCCGGCCTTTATCAGACACGTCTGGTTAGTGGCATCCAGCATCCGGCGAACATGGGCGCGGTCGAAAAACTCGCTTTTGATCTTGAAGTTCAATGCCAACTTCAGATCAGTGGCGGCAGACCGTGACCGGCGGTTGCCGCCAATCTGGCCAGGTCTAATCCATGCACGGCTAGCACGCATGTGCGTTCACTCCGGCAGGTCGTCGCTTTCAAGGACGCGATAGGTGGCAACAATCGCCGCCCGCCAAACGTTTCGTTCACTCAGCGCATCGTCTGGGTTTAGGTCGATCGTGACCGTCTGCGGGCTCGTCACGCCCTCGGGCCAGTCCTCGATATCATCAAACTCGTGGGCCTTCACCTGGCGGAAAATGTCGTTGGCCAGGTCAAGCATCCCGTCAACGTCTTCATCGGTCGTGACGTGCCTGCCAACGAAAACCTGCACGTCATAGTCCACCTGCGTCTGCCGGCGGCCAATGCGGGTCACGTCCGCCGAACCGGGCGTCACGTAAACCACCGGATTGGCCATCGACTCCACGTCGATGCTGACCCAGTTCTTTCGTTCCACAGTGGTCGAGGCAATGTCCCACGTCACTGCGGCCAGGCTGGTTGCGAGAGCGTCGGAAATCGTCCGCAGATAACTGCTCATGCCGCGCCCTCTAGCACTTGCTCCATGGCCGCCACGTTTGACCGCAGGCGGGCGTCTTCCGGCCATCTTGCCAGAGCCTGCCGGGCGAACGTCAGTGCCTCTGGACGCCTGCCAAGCTCCCACAGCGCGACCGCCAGCAAGTCCATGGCACGACTGCGGGCCAGCGGGTCGCTGCAGTGCGTGCCGATGTTTTCACAGGCAACTGCCCGTTCAGCACACGCCACCACCTTTGCCCATTCACGCTGCCGATAGGCTAGGAACGCCAGCCGCTCCCATGCCTCTGGCTCGTCTGGCGCTTCTGCCGTGGCCTGCACCAGATAGGCAGGATCGCCGGTTAGCTTCCACAAGATGCGGCAGGCGAATGCGCGTTCTGTCGCTATGCCGCCGTCCATCTGCAAATACCGCTCAAAGGCTTCCCGTGCCTCTGGCATCCCGGCGTAGTCCATTTCGCGTGCCAGATACCACTGCGCCCGTGCGTCGTGCGGAGTTTCACGCACGGCGATCCGCAGCAGCTCCAAGTCAGTCTTGTGCTTCTTCCCTTTGTCTCGAAAGTGAAAAATCTGCAGATCCGTGGTCAGCTTTGACCGTTTCTCGCCATGCCAGCAGATCAGCCCTTCGTGCGTTGGTGCCGACCAGCGAAACCCGTGCCGCGAGTGGATGCGGTCCGCAATGAACACCAAGTCTTCCGTGCCATCGGAAGCCCATGACCAAACGTATTTGTAGAAAAGTTGATTGGTGCCGTCCGTCCACTCGCGTTCAATTACTTCCCGCCAGCCGGGCGACAAGCGTTCGTCTAGGTCCAAGCGGAGGCACACATCTACGTCGGACGGCAGGTGGTAGAGCGAAAGGTTGTGGGCATCGTCCCAGCGCCACGGCACGACGTTCCCTGTGGCAACCGTCACGCCTGACTGCCGCAGCCGGTCAACCGTGGAATCGGTCGAGCCCGTGTCGGTGACTACTCGCACGTCGGCTTCGTCACACGAATGCGACCAGTCGAAGGCGTGCTTTTCTTCGTTGCGGGCCAGCGCGTAAACGCCGATTTTCAGACTCATAGGATCAGTGCCGATTGCCGCAGGCCATCGTCGGTGAACGTGGCCCGCCTGTTCCTGCTAGCGCAGAAGTCTTCCACGGCCCGCCGCACGCTGGCGTCGTCGCAATCATCCGCCAGGATCGCCGGAACGTCAGCGACCAAGTGCAGATCCGCCAGGGCGCCGGCGTAGGAATGATCGCCGTCCACGTGCGCGAAGTCCGCAGGCGGCAACTCCGTCACACCTCGAGTGTCGGCCCGCAGCAGCTGAGCATTGATTCGCCATTCCGCCACGATCCGCTGCCAGTGTTCCATGCACTGCTGTGAATCGGCATCCACCCAGCCGTCTACGCACAACCACCGCGTGCCGGGGCTTGCCAGATGGAAAGCCAGGAGCGAATACCCGCAGCGGGTGCCGATCTCAATGCCGGTTTTTGGCTGGATAGCGGCGACTCTTTCAGCCTTGTGCTGGTAGTGCCGCAGCGACCGTGCGTCCAGCGCAAACCAGTCGTTTGGCATCCACGATTTCGCCAGTGCGTCAGCGATCTGCTGGTGCAGCATCCGCAAGCATCCCTTCCACGGCACCGGCATCCACATCCACAAGCCACGCTTCCGCGTCACGCACACCAAACGACGCCACTACGCTGCTGCCGGTGATCGCAAGACCAGCGGCGAACTCAATCGTCCGAGGCTCCAGAAACGCAAACGGAACGGACAGCCGCTTGAGCGTTAGCGAATTGTCCAGCCACACCCAGCGGTGTTCGTATACCCTGTGGCCGCCGTGCGCCACTTCGTGGATCAACCCGAGCCATCCGCCACGGAATGGCACCAACTGCGAGCCACCACGAAACTGGCTGGCAATGTGCGGTGCCTGCGACCGACGGTGCATCAGATACGCACCAGCAAGCGATGGGTCAGCGTCCACCGTGACTGTGTGGCCGGCGTGGCTGGCGGCGTATAGCCACGCATCCATGCCCTGTAGCGGCATCCAGTTTTTTTCGTGCTGCTGGAGCGAAAGGCAGTCCAGCATTCGCAGGCCGGTGAACTCGGCACGGTCAACGTCCAGATCGGCAATCCCAATCCGGCAGTCGCCGTTGAGCGGCGCCGCATCGCGGACCGTGGCGGACACGCCTAGACCCGTTTGGGTATGCCTCAGCCTGCAATCCTCAAGCCCCTCAACCGGATACTCGGTCCGGTGATATTCCGGCCCGGCTATCGGCCGGCAGTCAGCCACCGTGAGATCGGGCCGCAGGCGAACCAGAAGATTCTGCGTGCGGATGGTGTCGCCATCCTCCGGCGGCATAACGTATCTGCCATCCACGATCCGGTAGTTGCTTGAGCGGACCACTGCCACAAGGCCGCCGCAGTCGGCAATGGTCGGATTGAAGGCTGACCACCCTGGCTGCGCCGGCTCAACATCAAGCCGAACGAACCGGCACCCAGCCAGTTCCTCCAGCGGCTGCGTGTAAAACGTGCGGTTCACCCTAGTCTGCATTTCCATTTCCTGCGGCAGACCGGGCAGAGACAGCAGCCGTTCGCATGACCGGCGGCCGGCGTCCAATTCGCCTGCGTAGAAGGCGTGAACGCTCAATGCCGCTAGGTGCTGGATCATGGCGTGAAGGTCAAGACGATGTCATCGCCAGAGTCGGACAGCGACCACGTGCCGCCGTCCAAGTCGTTGTTGTTCGTGAACTCACTGGCGTCGATCGTGAACTTGTTAGACGCGAACCCTGCCAGCGTACCGGCCGTAGCAATCGTGAACGACTTTGCCGCTGTGTTGTCAAAGTTGGGGACGGCACCAGATGCGTTGCCGGCCGTCAGGCCAACTAGCTTGATCGTGAACTTGCTGCCGCTGGTGGCCGTGATTGACAGGTCATCGCCTGACACAACCAGTTGGTCAAAGCCGCTGCCAGCAGAACCCGTCCAGTTGTTGATTTGCCAGCGATAGGTGCCGCCACTGGCCAACGTCAGGCCGGCTGAAAACGCTTGTGACCCGACAGGATCGCCGGGCGAAAGCGTGGCATTCGCGCCAGCCGTGACGGCCGAGGCAATTTCGCCGGAACCGGAAATCGTCCCGCTTGTGAGCGTCACAGGCGAAGCCAAGGCAATGGAACCTGTGTGCTTGAGAACTGCACCGGCGCCATTGATCACCACGGCCGCGGCAGTTGGAATGTCACCGCTGCTGCCGTCTATTTGCAGCGTCCCATAATTGACCGTTACCGTTCCGGTCGTTGACACGTCCCGTGTCAGCCTGACAGTGCCAGTGTTGCCAGACGATCCAACGGCAATGTCCACGTCTGGGTAGCCGTCGCCTGTGTAGTTGTTCCACACAGCGTCAAAGACAACCGTGCCGCCGGTAGCTGCCTGGAGCGTCACGTTGCGGCCTACGAGAATAAATGACGATGACGACCCGACCGTTGCGGTTCCTGACGTGCTTTCTCCACCGACCACGACGGCCTGGCTCGAACTCGCCCCGCCTGCTGGAATCTGAATCCATTTGGTGAGCGTCACGCCTGCGGCAACCAGCAGCGCAGCAGTACCGGATGCACCAGCAGAATCATCGCCAAGAATGACTGCGGACGACTGCGCGCCAAATGCGCCTGAACTCGGCAGCGTGTTTGCTCCCACAGCAATCGTCCCATCAAGGATTGACGTTGAGCCGCTGTAGGTGCTGGAGCCCGTTAGCCGCCACTTGCCTGCCCCTGACTTCACAAAAGAAATCGG